TAAGGTATTTCCTCTTAGATCTAATGCAAGATTCTTTACAAAGTTATTTCTTTTTTCATGTCCAATAATAAATTGAACCTCATCTTCAAATGTTTCAAACACCTGAGGATTGTGTCTCATGATAAGGATTTTAATTTGTAACTTAGACAAATGTCCTTTATCAATAAGTTCCTTTGTTTGCGTGACTTTATACGATGGACCGAACAGTCCTTCTAATACCCATTTATGAGTTTGTGTTCCGTCTAGAGTTCCAGTAAAACCATATCTATACTTTGCATCTGCAAGTTTAGTCATGATACCTACCAAAGATTTTGACTTAAACTGATGAGCTTCATCACCAATTACTACGTCAAAACCATCAAAGAACTTTCTAGGTAGTTTGTATATAGACTGCCAAGTAGTGATAACAACAGGAAACTCATTCGTCTTCTCACGTCCACTGTAGATGCGGTGGCACCAGTCCTCAGCGTTCCAACCATAGTCCTCAAAGTCTTTGTACATTTGTTCGACCAGAGACGTTGTAGGGACCACTAGGAGGATCTTTTTATTTCTCTCTGCAAAGTATCTAACAACAGAATAAATCATCAAAGATTTACCTGATGCGGTTGGTGAAATAAGTAACTTACGATTATATTTTAATGCGTCATATACTGCTTCAACTTGATAATCTCTTGGTTTATACTTTGAGATTCTCGTCATATAATCTTTTACACCTTCATATGAGATCATCTCATTTTCTTCAAAAGGCGTTCCGTAAAACTTATTATTCTCAAACTCAATATTGTAATCGTATCTTTTTGCCCAAGAGACTACTTTATCAAGAAGACCAACATAGATCTCTCCCGTATGGGTGGAGAACAATCTAATTTTTCCATCCCAATACTTACTACGATATTGGGGCATAAACTTTGCACCTGGTACATCAAAAGTAAAGTGTTCAGAAAGTTCTTGAAATACGTGTGGTTCTGCCT